TACAGAGTTCGGACGAGGCTCAAAGTAACCCAATTCTAGGCCTCTAGCAGGCCAATAGAGACAAGAAACCCCCTTTCCTAAGGTATCTACCCTAGGTCAGGGGGTCTTTTGTCGTTTCTAGATTTCTTCTTCTAGCCATTCCTCGAGCAAATCTTCGTATCGTTCCTCACGTTTACGGAAGATAGCCTCTTGAATCCTATCCACGATTTCATATACAACATCACGGATACCTAAGCCAATCAACACTGCTACTACTATTTCGAACATATGTTCTCCTATAATATATTATATATATTATATAATAAAACCCCTTCGGGGTTTTTATATATATTATATATATATAATTATACACATAGATTCTGAGTTGTCAAGTATTACAACCATGAATCAATACTTGACAAACTCTAGGCATCGTGTATACTGATACCACATGAGCATACAACTAGAAGAATATCACTTACCAGAGCACATGAGTTACTCTGCTCTGATGACATACCTCGACTGTGGGTATATGTATTACCTCAGTCGTTTACTGGCAATTCCTGAGAAACCTGCGGTGTGGTCCGTCGGTGGGTCAGCATTTCACAGAGCCACAGAAATGTGGGACTTAGAAAATGTCGACTGACTTATGGGCTAAGGCCTGGGCTGAGGAAGCAGAGGGTGTCGATTTAACCGATGCTCGAGTAGGTGGCAAACAAACTAAGGAAAATCCGAATAAGGAAGATGCAAAATTCTGGAACACGGCTGGACCTAAGTGGGTTGCTAACTACATTACATGGCGCAAGAACAATACCGACTGGAAAATCTGGAAGACACCGCAAGGTACTCCAGCAATCGAGTTGGCTCTAACACCTGAGTTTGCTGGTGTGCCAGTCAAGATGATAATTGACAGAGTGTTTGAATATCAAGGCAACCTAGTTGTTGTTGATTTAAAGACCTCTCAGCAGACACCTTCCAGCACACTACAACTTGGCTTCTATAAGGTGGGAATCGAAAGAGTCCTGGGGGTAGAAGTTAAGTACGGTGCATACTGGATGGCACGCCAGTCAGGTACTACTGGTCTTGTAGACCTATCAGGTTACACTGCAGATAAGTTAGATTATCTTGCAGAAAACTTTGACAAAGCAAGGAAGTCTGCTATCTTTCTTCCTAATACAAACAACTGTCAGTATCGCTGTGGCTTCACAGACTACTGCCAATTCTCAGCGAAAGTAGAAAAATAATATGGCAACAGAAGACTGGAAACTACAGGTATCGTACAAGACACCAACAGGTGACATGATTAACGTACGTGCCAACACATCTGATGAACTCAGTGTATTGCTTGAAGGTGTCGGAGATTACTCTGCACAAATTGCAGCAGTACAGAAACTGGTTCATGGTGCTTACGCAACAGCCCCTTTGGGGACAGCAAGTTCAATGCCAAGCACTCCGCAATCCACATACTCCGCTCCAACCCCAGTCTCGCCAGTGTCAGGTACAGCAGCACCAACGTGTATCCACGGCACAAGGATTCGACGAGAGGGAGTAAGCAAGACAACGGGGAAACCTTACGCGTTCTGGGCGTGCCCAACTCCACAGGGAACACCAGACCAGTGCAAGCCAGTGAACTAATACAACTTAATATAGAAATATGATGAGGAGAAACGTAGCCATGTCAGAGAAGACATGGTTGCGTTCCTTCTATAGAGGAGAGGAAACAGGATGCGTACACTTGTCAGAAGCGTTGGTCGTGCCAGTATCGGTGGAGAACCGTTACCAAGTTGTTTTAAGGCTTTCGAGAACAATAAGATTATCATCCGTCGCTCCGAAGTATCAATGTTTGCAGCAGCGCCAGGGGTGGGTAAGTCTACCTTAGCACTTGCTCTTGCGCTGAAGATGAAAGTGCCAACACTTTATATCTCAGCAGATACTAACGCTCACACTATGGCTATGCGACTAGCATCTATGATTTCAGGTAAGTCACAAGGTGATGTTGAGCATATGCTTACCAGTGATATTGGATGGACAAAGGCTACACTATCTAGAGGTAGTCATATTGTTTGGTCATTCGAATCTGCCCCATCACTACAAGATATTGATGAAGAAGTACAAGCCTTTGAGGAATTGTGGGGTTGCCCACCTGTACTTATTATAGTAGATAACTTAATGGATGTAGCCACCGATGGTGGTGAAGAGTTTGCATCTATGCGTGCAATTATGAAGGAGTTGAAGTACCTTGCCAGAGCGACGAACGCAGCGGTTGTTGTCTTACACCATACTTCGGAGGCTGTCACGGGTTCTCCGTGCCAACCGCGCTCGGCCATTCAAGGTAAAGTTGCTCAACTTCCTGCTCTTATATGTACCCTCGGCGTTGTTGGTACTTCTATGGGTGTTGCGCCAGTTAAAAATAGATACGGACGCGCTGATGCAGGAGGAGGACTCATGACATGGGTTGCCTTTAATCCTGAGTATATGTTTATTGATGACATCCCAGAGAATGTATAGGTGAGAAATGATTAGAGAAGAAGAAGATGACCAGACGCAAGAGATGCGTCAGTTCGTAGTACTTGAAACTAAGATTGAGATTGAAAAGTTAATCAAGAAGATTGAAGATGCACGTGTCCCAGTTACAGATGACTGGACTGATGGTGTTAACAATGGTCTAGAGTGGGCCGTTCGTATCTTAAAGAAAGATAAGAGCGCTTAACAATGACCAATCTCATGCTATTGTTTCAAACATTTTACACAGAACTACTTGCTATCATTACCACTATAATGGGGTTAATGCTTTAATGGCAATCACATATCCTAACTGGTTCGAAGGTCAAAAGTATAACTTCGAGAATCATCTAAGCCATCTTAAAGGGCTGCCTAATCTAAGGTTCTTACAGATTGGTGTATACACAGGTGATGCCAGTATATGGTTGTGTGAAAATATACTAAGAAACAAAACATCTTTCTTATATGACGTTGACACATGGGCTGGTTCAGATGAGAAAGAACATGAGAGTATAGACTTTGATAAAGTATTTAAATACTATGAAACACGCACTGGTGTATATCAAAGTATAGTACGCCTCCGCATGACTAGTGATGACTACTTTGCTGGTGACAATAGAATTAGATTTGACTTCATATACATTGATGGTGACCATACATCTCATCAGGTTACCAAAGATGCAGATAGTGCATGGAAACTATTGAAGCCTAACGGCATCATGGCTTTTGATGATTACTTATGGGGTAAAGATTTACAACCTGAGTTAACACCTAGACCAGCAATCGATAGGTTTCTTGCTAAGTATACTGGAGAGTATGAATTACTTTCCCAAGACTATCAAGTTTGGATATGCAAAAATGACAACTAGAAAATCACACAAGCAAAGAGGTGCTACATTTGAAACAGACATCCGTAATTGGTTTAGAGGGTTTGGATACGACGCTGAACGACTTGCTCGAACAGGTGCAAGAGATGAGGGCGACGTTGCAGTCCGTTCGGACTTCCTTGGTTCAGTTGGAGTTATCGAAGCCAAAGCACCAGGTGCATCAGGTCGCATTGACCTCTCTGGTTGGACGAAAGAGGCACAGATTGAAGCAACGCATTATGCGGAAGCAAGGGGGCTCGACCGTGAGTCCGTCCTCGCTGCGATTGTTATCAAGGCTCGAGGAAAATCAATAGCAGATTCTTATTTAGTGCTTAGGTTAGGTGATGTATTCGGTGAATGATTTACCATCCATTAAGGATGTGCTTGAACACTATGGTGCTAGCATACGCAGAGACCATGGCCAAGTAAATCTTAAGTGTCCATTTCATGGTGACTCACATCAGTCAGGCACTGCTAATCTTGACAGCAATGTATTCGTATGCTTCGCATGTGGAATGCAAGGCAACAGTTTACAAATTATTTCCAGACAAGAAGGGATAAACATACGTGAAGCAGCGAGAGTCGCAGAAGGATTTACTGGAACTAGCAACAAAGCGGTACCAGGAAAACATTTATCTGGCCGAAGACTACCTTCGAAGTCGGGGAATTACGGTGGAAATAGCACGGTTGGCACGATTAGGCGTAGTCGCGGAGCCTGAGGTAGGGCACGAAGCATTCCATGGGAGACTATCTATTCCTTATATTACCAAGAGTGGCGTAGTTGATTTAAGATTTAGAAGTTTGAACCCAGCAGTTGAACCTAAGTACATGGGTATGACTGGTGCAGATACAAAGATGTACAACGTACTTGATATAGAAAGAGCAGGTGATTGGATTGGCGTATGTGAAGGAGAACTTGATACCGTTACACTCAGCAAATGCATTGGGGTCCCTTGCGTTGGTGTTCCAGGTGCAAATTCTTGGAAGAAACATTACACAAGATTGCTTGCAGACTTTGAAAGAATATTCGTCTTTGCTGATGGAGACCAACCTGGGAAAGAATTTGCAACAGGGCTTGCCCGAGAACTTCCAGTTACAATCGTCTCCATGCCAGATGGGGAAGATGTCAACTCTGTTTACGTTAAGTACGGTGCGGAATATATTAGAGATAAGATAGGGTTAAATGATGAGCGATAATCATAAGCAATGCCCTGAATGTGGTGAGATGTTTGAGAATGTATTCGAAGCAACTGACCATCTTTTAGAAGAGGACGAAGAGTTCGACCCTGCACTTATCTTACCTAATGGCTATCGTTTAATGATAGGTTCCTTGTTACGCTGTATGTATAAGTATGCACATGAACCTGAGAAGATAGAAAAGATTACGCAAGATACGTACATGACATTGTTTACTGCTGAGACTAACACAGATGCAATAGTAGATATCATTGAAGAAGCAATTGTTCGCAGTAGTATGGTGGGTATTGATGATGAACTTAAGTCAATCTTAGATGATGGGAAGTGATGAGATATGGCAGATTACCGAGCACTTGGCGAAGCAAGGTTTCAAGATAGTACGGATGGAGAAGACGGACTTAATCCTACTTATCACGGTATCGGTGCCGATTATAGATTCGAACGTGAAGTAAGAGGTATCATGGAGGAACTTGGTGACTTGCTTATTAGTAAGCACCGAGACTATGGACCAAAAAATATATCTCAATCACCAGGTGGGCCACTCAATGGCCTACGTGTACGCATGCATGACAAGAGTGCTCGTATCAATAACTTAATTGATAAGGGTGCTACTGCAGAGAACGAACCCCTTGAAGATTCCTTCAAGGATATCGCAAACTATGGTGTCATCGCTATGATGGTACTCAGAGGAAAGTGGCCTAATGAGTAACAAGTCTTCGTTCGATTTAGATTTTGGATACGGCAGAAAGGGTGAGCAGTTAGTTGAAGAACTACTTACTGGAGGAAAAACTATTGAAGTTAAGCGTGACCGCAAATGGTGGATTACGAATAACTTATACATTGAAGTCGAATGCTTTTTCAATAAATCACAGTCATGGGAGCCGTCAGGACTTAGCGTTACTGAAGCAGCATACTGGGCATTCGTACTTGAACAAGGAGTCTTTATGATTCCAACCCATATCTTAAAGAAGACTGTTGCTGAATTAGGCAGAGAGATTACATGCAAGATACCACCTAATGAAAGTCGTGGATATCTTATTACTGTTGAAGACCTACTAACTGGTACTCGCAAGTACAAGAATGAGAAAGCAGACGATGGACTGGCAAAAGATTGAACCTTGGGAGTATGTAATAGTTGCAGTAGCAACTGAGTACCACAAGAAGTTTAATATGGTGGAGTATGATGATATCAAACAATCATTGTATCAATGGTTTCCCGAGCACCCTAATAAACTTGAAGAGTGGATATCCATTGGTCCGAAAGACGCAAAGAATTTAATCTATCGTAGTCTACGTAATCAGGCATTAGATTATTGTCAACGCTGGAAGGCCAAGAGTTTAGGCTATGACGTTAGTGACTTGTATTATTATGAGTCAGATGTTATTGAAGCATTGCTTCCACCTGTACTTAGAAATGAATGGGGTGTGACGCATAAATTAAATCTTGGTAGACCAGGAAGACCTAGTGCACCTAGTGAAGGTGGAAACCTGCAGGCCATGATGATAGAGATAGACTCCGCATACCTTAAGTTAAATAAAGATGAACAGAATATATTGTTCTTAAGATATGCAGAGTCTATGGACTATGGAGATATTGCCAAGGAGTTAGACTGCGGAACACCTGATGCTGCACGCATGCGTTCTAACAGGGCGTTACGCAAACTTGTTGTAAAGATTGGTGGCTAT